CCGCATCCCCCCCGCCGGCCGTGTGGCGCGCGCCTCGTTTCGGGTGCGCGTCGGCCGCTGGCTGCTGGCCGCGCTGGCTGTGGCGGGCTACATGACGTTTCTGGCTGTCCTGATCTGGTCTGTCGCCCGCCTATTCATGTGGGCGATCCAGCTGGGCAGCTGACCCTGCCGGCAACCTGCCGCCCGATTTCACCCTGAACCACCTGAACCTGGAGCAATCATGAGCGAATCCACGAACAACACCACCAGCGCGCCCGAGGCCGACACGACGGCCGTGCCGCCGGAGCCCAGCCCCGCCGAGACCACCACGGGCGCCGAGCGCGAGCACGCCGCATCCGACGAGGATGAGCTGGCGGCCCGTCGCGCTGCTGTGCTGGCCGGCGACTACAGCGCCTGGAGTGCCGACCTGTCCCTGTCGGAGCCTGTGACGCCGAGTGAGCCAGCAGAACAGAAACCCTCGCCCGCCGCAGTCGAGGCGGTGCAGCGGATCGCGCGTGCGCATGGCGCGCCGGCTGCCATCGGCCGCAGCGTCGTCTTCCATGGCGACGGCTACCCGGTGCGCGGCGTCATCATCGGGGCCGAGGGCAACAGCCTCGCCATGCGCATCGAGGGGGGCATGGAATGCCTGGTGCCGCCGGACATCCAGATTCAGTACCTGGACACCCAGGGGCGCGTCATCTGGGCGAGCCCGGACCTGCCGGACCAGGAGCAACCGCAGCAGCCGCAGGCCGAAGAGCCAGCTGCAGAGCAGGCGACAGGGCAGGCTGACCCGGATCAGGCCGCAGAACAGACCGATTCGGATCATGTGGCCGAGACGGCAGACCAGGATCAGGTCGGGCAGGCTGCGCAGGGCGACGAGGCGCCCGCCACCGCCCCGCAGCCGGAGGGTGTGGAGGATGCGCAGGATGCAGGGCAGGAGAGCGGCCTGACCGATGAGCCGCGCGACACTGATCCGGATGGCGAGACTGTCGACCAGCCGCATGACCAGGAGCCCACGGTCCAGCCGGATGGCGAGCCCGCCGACCAGCCTCAAGGCGCCGAGCGTGGCGCGGAGACCGCCGACCAGGTCGTCGACCAGGCAGAGCATGAGGTCGAGGACGCTGGCAGCGAGCAGGAAGAGCCGCAGGCCAATGAGCCCGGCGCCGAGTCACCAGAGGCACGCTGATGGCTGAGGTCATCGTCAAGCAACAGGGCTGCGTTGCCAACCGCATCGTGTATCCGCGCGAAGTCGACGCATTCCACCAGGCGCTGCGGATGCTGAGCGAGCGCAGCCCGTCGCCTGCCGGCCCAGGCTTCAGCCTGGATCTGGCCGGCGGCAGCGTCACGACTCCTGTGCAGACTGGCATCACTGTCCAGCGGACCGAGAGGCGCACGTGGATCGTGGCTTCGATCGATGACGAGCATCACGAGATCAGCGCTGTGGAGTGTGCAACGCGCCACGAGGCGCAGCAGTTTGCGCTGCGCATGGCGCGCACGCTGGTGGCCGAGAAGGTCCGCGCTCAGTTCGTTGGCCTCACGGGTCGCGCCATCGGTCGAGCCCACCTGGCGCGCCTGGCCAGGCAGGCCGACGCCATCGCCCAGGCCCGGGGCTCGCGCCAAGCATCGGACGCAGCTGGCGACGCCGCGAGCGCTGAGGGGGCTGCTGCGGCCACTCGTGGGGCGCGCACCTGATGCAGAGCCGAAACAAGCGCGCGCCGACGGTGTCAGAGCGTCGCCACATTGAGCGGGTAGCGCGCCTGCCGTGCAGCCTCTGTGATCAACCGGGGCCAAGCGAGGTGCACGAGATCAGCCAGGGGCAGTGGTATACCTCAGTGGCGCTGTGCGCCGACTGCCACCGGGGCAGCCTGCTGGGCCTGCACGGACAGCGCCGCGCGTGGATCGTGCGCAAGGTGACCGAACTGGACGCGTTGGGCGTCACCGTGCGCCGCCTGATGGCCGAGATGGAGCAGCGCACGGCAGGCAGGAACCTCACGACATGAGCAGCATCTGGATGGGTGATCACAGTACCGTGCCGGGCAGCCGAGATGCCGCGCCGGCGCCCGCCACTCCTACGCCCCCTCCTATCGTCCTGCGCCACCAGGTGGGCAGCGGCGTGGCGGCTGTGCTGGCTGAGCGCGGCGCCAGATACGGAGATTTTGGCGATGTCGCACGAACGGCGCAGGGACTCAAGAACACCATGCGTGTCGCGCCAGGCTGGACGCGGCTCACCGCTGCGCAGCGCGAGGGCCTGGACATGATCCAGTGCAAGGTCGCGCGCATGCTGCACGGGGATCCCGCGTACATGGACAACATCGTCGACATCTGTGGCTACGCCGAGCTGGTGCACGCGGCCATGCGCAAGGGCGGCCAGACAGACGCGCCTCGATGAAAGATCATGCGCCTGATCGTCCACCGACTGGGTCACGTCTGTAATGGTGACGCCTACGACACCGCTGCGATTGCCCGCAAGGCATACCGCCTGGCGGCAGGGCCATTCCTGCGCGACGCCGAGGAGGTGTCCGAGCACGACTGTCGCCACGGTGCGGTCATCCTGCGCGACAACCCGGATCACGGCTACCTGCTGTCGATTGCCGACAGCCGCATCGATGCGGACGAGCTGTGGGGGTCATGGGATCTGGACGAGATGATCGAGCGCTACACGGGCTGGGTGAGGACGCTGGGATGAGCGCCAGGCTCAAAGGGCTGCGGCTGCCGGACATCCAGACGCTGCAGGCGTCGGCGCGGTCGATCCGTGGCGCTGTACCCAAGCGCCAGGGAGGCGACATCGAGGGCGGCGTGCGCTGCGCCTTCGCCAATCGGGCGCTGGGGCGGATGAAGGCGGGCGCGATGAATCAGACCGAGAGCGCCTACGAGCATCACCTGCGCAAGCGGCAGCTGGTCGGCGAGATCGTCTGGTATCGATTCGAGGGGCTGACGCTGCGGCTGGCCGAGCGCTGCAGTTACACGCCGGACTTCGTGGTGATGTGCGCTGACGGGCAGATCGAGCTGCACGAGGTCAAGGGCTCGCGCGCAATCTTCCACGATGACGCGCGGGTCAAGGTACGGGTGGCTGCCGAGCAGTTTCCGTTCCGGCTGATTGCCGTCTATCCCCGCGACCGGGTGTTTTCCGGTTGGGACATCGAGGAGTTCTGAACAGTGCGCCCTGACCAGCATTCCGCCGCCCCGGGCGGCGACGATCTGGACGACCTGCCGCGCAGTGTGCGCGAGATCGCCCAGGTCATCGGCCGGGATGCCGCGCTGCGCCTGATTGGCCAGCTGCCCACCTGCATGGGCGGCGCGCCGGGCAAGCGCTCCAGCCGCGTGATGCTGTACGTGCCCAAGAAGCTCTCGCCCGATCATCGCCTGGTACGCATCCTGGGGGCCGAGAAGGCGATGGCGCTGGTGCGCGCGTTCGGTGGCGAGGTGCTGCAGCCGGCGAACTGCCGCAGGATCTTCGCCCGCTACCGTGACGAAGCCATCGTCAAGATGCTGCGTGCAGGCGCGGGCTTGCCCATGACGCTGTCCATCATGCGCGTCTCACGCCGGCACGTAGTCAACCTGGTGCGGGCCAACGAGATGGCGCAGGGGGATTGAGCAGCCGCCCATCCGCCCGTTTCGCCCGGCGATGACCGGGGCATGACCACCAGTGGAATGCGCCGGACTCGATCACGATATTGCCGGCTGACGAACTCCGCCTGATTGACAGAACCCATGGATGACTCCCTGCTCGCAGAGCTGCTGAAGTACGTCGGCGCCACGGGCGCCGGTGGTGTCATCACGGCTTTTGTTGTGCGCTTCGTCTACCGGAAACTGGTCGAAGAAGGCGCAGCAGCGCAGAGAGCCGCGTGGGAGGTGGAGTTCATTGCGCTGCTGCGCGCCGAGATCGAGCGCTTGGCGACCGTGAACCGCGACTTGTACGCGCAAGCAGCAGAGATGCACCGACGAACGATCCAGCTGATTACCGAGAACACCGAGATGAAGCAGAAACTGGCTCAGATCGAAGCGGCTGAGCGCTGGCCCGCCGCCGAGCAGGAGGGATCGTGAGGGAGCCCACCTGGATCACTGAGGCGCGCCGCTACATCGGCACGCGCGAGATTCGTGGCCCGCGTCACGAGCCGAAGATTCTCTCGTGGTGGCGGGCCATTTTCCGGGGTGGCATCCGCGACGACGAAACACCGTGGTGCAGCGCCTTTGTGGGCGCGATGCTTGAGGAGGTCGGCATCGCATCGACCCGCTTCGAGAGCGCGCGAAGCTGGGAGAGCTGGGGGCGCGGTCTGGCGCGCCCCATCTACGGCTGCGTGGTGACGTTCTCACGCGCTGGAGGCGGCGGTCACGTCGGCTTCCTGGTGGGGCATGACGTGCAGGGAAACCTGCTCGTGCTGGGTGGCAATCAGGCCGATGAGGTCAACATCCGCGCGTTTGCGCCTGCGCGCGTTACGTCCTACCGCTGGCCCCTGGGCGTGCCGATCGATGACGCTGGGCCGCCGCCATTGATGGCAGCGGTGCCGCTGTCGACCAGTGAGGCGTGATGGCGAGCGCACTGCAGACGCTGATCCTGGCGCGCCGCCAGGGGCCGCTGGTCGCGGCCTGCGCGGTGCTGCTGGCCGTGGTGATGGCGGCCTACCTGCGCGGCTACGCCAGCGGAAAGCAGGCCGCCACCGCGCATTACACCCAGATCCTGGCTGAGCGGGATCAGCAGGCGCTCAAAGAGATGACCGAGGCCGTCGTCCGTGAGCGCCAGGCCGCAGCAGCTGCTGCTGCAATCGAGCGCGAGCACCTGGAGCAGGAGCTGGCCCGCATCCAAAAACAGAAGGTCGTTACCCGAGTCGTGACCGAGTATGTACGCACGCGCCCCAATCTCGATGCTTGCCGCCTGGATGCTGACGGGCTGCGCGTCTGGAATGCCGGCAATGCTGGTAAGCCGAATCGCGCCCCCCAGCGCAAGACCCGTCCCTGAGACCCTGATGATCCCCTGTCCGCAGCTGCCGGAGGCCCAGGATGGGCGCCTGTCATCCCTCATAGAACACCACGTCGAAACGGTGCAGCTGTACTACGCCTGCGCCGAGCGTCACCAGGCGCTGACTGCCGCCGTGCGTGCGATGCAGGGCAAGAGACAATCCGCCGCCCAGGCGGCCGACGACAGCATGGCCGGCAGCAGCTGGCGGGAGCAGAGCGAATGACGAGCGCCCATCCTCAATGGCCGGCGCAGCGTCCTGTACGCCGCCCGCGCCTGGCTGCCTCCATGCGGCAGACACTGGCGCTGATCGCGTCGCCATCGGCCGCTCGGGGGGCGGCAGGGGCCGCTCACCACCCCCGGGTCAAAGGTACTTCCTGGCCGGGCCTGGCTGCGGGGCGCAAACGGCCCCGGAATTTGGCGTGTGCGTGCGCGAAAAATTCCGTTTCGTTTCGTTTTGGCCAGGTGCCGGAGAGTCTTAAGGATGGCGATAACCCCTGCAAAAACAGGGTGTTGGCGCGTGCCGGCTCGATCCGGCGCCCCCCCGCCAAAACGAAACGGAACCGAAACGCGCAGCGCTCGGTGACGCCCGGGGCGCGAACGGCTGCCCGCACCCTGGCGCCGGGCGGCTGAGCCGCTGGTGCGCGCCCATGATGACGCCCTGCGGCCATGCCCAGTGATGCAACCCATTCGGTTGCCACCATCGCCAGCCTGCTGATGCTGTCCGAGCGGCGCGTGCAGCAGCTCACGCGCGAGGGCGTCATTCCCCGGGCCGAGCGCGGGCGCTACGAGCTGGTGCCGGCCGTGCAGGGGTACGTGCGCTACCTGCAGGAGCGCAGCGGCAGCAGCTCAGATTCGCCCATCGACTACCACGAGCAGAAAGCGCGGCTCACGCGGGCGCAGGCGGACATGGCCGAGATCGAGCTGGCCCGCGCGCGAGGCGACGTGGTGGGCGTGGCGCAGCTGGAGAAGAACCTGGGCAGCCTCTTTGCTGAGGTGCAGACCAATATCCGCAACATTCCCGGGCGCATCGCGTCGTCGCTGGCCGGCGCCAAGGACGAGTCGGCGATCAAGCGGATGATGCTGGCCGAGATCGACCAGGTGCTGCAGTCGCTGGCAGACACCCGGTCGCTGATCGAGCCGTCTGACGACATCGAGGGCGATGATGGGGAGCTTTGACAACAGCGCGGCGCTGGCGCGGATCTTTGCCCGCTGCCGCAGCTTTCTGCAGCCGCCGCCGGACCTGACCCCCAGTCAGTGGGCCGAGCGGCACGTGCGCATCCCGAGTGGCAACGCGGTGCCCGGCATGATTCGATTCGACAACGCGCCGTACCAGCGCGAGCCGCTGGACATGCTGATCAATCCGGAGTGCGAGCGCATCACGCTGATGTGGGCGGCTCAGGTGGGCAAGACGCAATTGGCACTGTGCGGCCAGGGCTATCACATCGCCATGCGGCCGGCGTCTCAGATGATGATGCAGCCCTCGGAGACCGATTTGTTGGTCTGGCTGAACACAAAGTTCCAGCCAATGGTTGAGGCCAATGGGATGCTTCGGTCGCGGCTGGCAAAACCACGCGGCCGAGAGGGCATCAACAACAGCACCATGAAATCGTACCCGGGCGGATTCCTCATGTTCGCCTGGTCTGGGTCGCCCAAAACGATGCGGGGGCGCTCGGCCCCGATCATCGTGGTCGACGAGGTCGACGGCTATGAAGTCACGGCCGAGGGGCACCCGGTGTCGCTGATCTGGCAGCGGGCAGCGACGTTCGGGGACCAGAAGAAGCTCCTGGAGATCAGCACGCCGACACTCAAAGGGGCCAGCTACATTGAGGGGGCATTCGAGGCAGGCGACCAGCGCCGATTCTTCGTGCCCTGCCCGGACTGTGGCGAATATCAGGTGCTGAGGTGGGACAACGTGACATGGCGGGGCAAGGGAGACGAGCAGGCCGAGCAGTTTCCGGAGACGGCGCGCTACACCTGCGCGCACTGCGGCAGCCTCTGGGACGATGGCATGCGCAAGGCCGCCATCCGGGCAGGCCGGTGGCAGGCGGGCAAGCCATTCCGTGGACACGCCAGCTACCACCTGAGCGAGATGTACTCGACGTTCCGGAGGTTGCGGGACATCGTGCGCAGCTACCTGGACAAGAAGGCCTCGGGCGACCTGCAGACCTTCGTCAACGTCTCGCTGGCCGAGACTTGGGAGGAGGCTGGCGAGAAAGCTGATTCCGAGGCGCTGATGAAACGCATCGAGCCGTTTGCCGCACCCGTGCCCATGGGTGGGCTGGTGCTGACGGCTGGCGTCGACATGCAATTGGATCGCCTGGAAGTGGAGATCGTCGCCTGGGGGATTGCCGAGGAGTCCTGGAGCGTCGACTACCAGGTGCTGTGGGGCGATCCGCTGCAGGGCGATGTCTGGGATGATCTGGACGATCTGCTGGGGCGCAGCTGGCAGCACGAGTCCGGCGCCCAGCTGCCGATCTCTGCGGCCTGTGTCGATACGGGGGGCACTTCGGGCTACACCCAGTCGGCGTATGACTGGCTCAAGGGTAAGGCGGGGCGCCGGATCTTCGGCATCAAGGGGGTGGCGGGCTGGGGCAGGCCCATTGTCGGGTCGCCATCGCGCAAGCGTAGCGGTAAGCGCGGGCGGCGCATCGATCTCTTCCCGGTGGGCGTGGATGAGGCCAAGCTGGTGGTGATGCGGCGGCTGGCCGTCGATGCGCCGGGCCCGGGCTACTGCCACGTGCCCGAGGGGCGAGGGGCTGAGTGGTTCCGGCAGATCACGGCCGAGAAGCTCACGATGCGCTACGTGCGGGGTTTTCCCGTGCGAGAGTGGCACAAGACGGTCGAGCGCAACGAGGCACTGGACTGCCGCGTGTACGCGCTCGCAGCGCTCAAGATCACCAATCCGTCGCTGAAGCTGGCCGCGCGCCGCCTGGGGCTGACCGAGGAGGATATCGAGCAGGCGACAGCCGTGCGCCGAAGTGCTAGGACTGGAGACGGCAGGGGCGCGACAGACGATGCGCAGGAGCGTGAGGCAGCAGCTGAGGCGCAGAGCATGCCGGATGCGCCTACCGGGGATGCGCCGGCCGAAGCGGATCGGACGGATCGTGGCGCGGCTGCATCGATGCCGGCACGGGAAAAACCACCAGTGGAAAAGGACGCGGCGCCTGCCAACACTGCACCCCGCAGAACCCGCGCAACCCCGGCCCGCAGACGAGGCGGCTGGATCAATTCCTGGTGAAATGGCAGAGATCTTCCCGAACGGCATCCAGGCTGGACTGACGCTCAGGCGTCTGGTGGTGCAGCCCGCGTACCCGGCGCCCGAGTGGCAGCTGTCGGTGGTGCTGCGCGGGCCGTCGGTCATCGATCTGCACGCTGTGCCTGATGGGCGCAATCACCTGCTGCACGTCCCTGCAACGATCACCCGGGGGTGGCTGCACGGCGAGTACGCCGTCAGCGCCCGCGCGCAGCGTGGCGACGACATCGAGGAGATCGATAGCGGCACGGTCACGGTGCGACCGGACATTGCGCAGCTGGCAGCCGGTCACGATGCGCGCTCGCACGTGCAGCGTGTGCTCGACGCCATCGAGGCGGTCCTGGAAAAGCGGGCTACGCTCGACCAGGAGCAGTATCGGATCAACAACCGAGAGCTGAGGCGCACACCCATCGCAGACCTGCTGAAGCTGCGTGACCGATACCGTGGCGAGCTGGCGCGCATGAAGGCTGCCTCCAAGGGAGGCCTGTTTGGCGTGAGCGCACGGGTGGTGTTTCGCTGATGTGGCCGATTGGGCTCTTTCGTCGCAACCGTGAACTGGCGTCGGACACGACGCCGGTAGAGACGACCAGGGCGGCACGCGGAAGGCTGTCGCCGGCGGGTCGTGCGGCGCTGCGCATGTACGATGGCGCGCGCGAGGATCGGCTGACGCTGGACTGGCTGTCGCACCCCAAGACGGCAGATGAGCTGATTGCCCGGCATCAGCGGATCCTCGTGGCGCGCGCCCGCGAGCAGGCATCGAACAACGACTACGCCCGGGCATTCATCCGCATGGCGCGCCAGAACATCGTCGGCCCCAAGGGCGTGATGCTGCAGGCACAGAGCCAGGACGAGCGCGGCCGGCTCGATGTTCAGGCCAACGAGGCCATCGAGGCGGCATTCGCCCAGTGGGGAAGCCGCCGCCATTGCGACGTGAAGGGCCGCCAGTCGTGGCGTGCCATCCAGGCCGGCGCTGTGGTCTCTGCCGTCAAGGATGGCGAGTTCATGCTGCGCAAGGTCTACGGCGATGCGGCCGGCCCCTGGGGGTTTGCGCTGCAGGTGCTTGATCCGCAGCGATGCCCGGTTCACCTGGACGACGATCACCCCATCGATGCGCCCGCAGGGCACTTCATCCGGGCCGGCATTGAGTTCAATGCGCTGGGCAGGCCCATGGCCTACTACCTGGCGATCGACCAGAACGACCGGAACTACGACTACAGCCACTCCGGGCGCAGCTACCGGAGGATTCCCGCCGAGGAGATCATCCATGGCTTTCTCACGGAGATGTCTGGCCAGCGTCGGGGGCTGCCCTGGATGGCGACGGGGCTCTTTCGCATGAAGCAGCTGCTGGGCTTCGAGACGGCTGCTGTCGTCAATGCCCGGGTCGGTGCGTCCAAGATGGGCTTTCTGCAGTGGCGCGAGGGGCAGGGGCCGGAGTACAGCGAGGATGAGCAGCGTGACTTCCACATGGAGGCATCGCCCGGCGAATTCGGCTCGCTGCCCGATGGTGCGGAGCTGGTGCAGTGGAATCCGCAGTTCCCCTCCAACGACTTCGCGCTCTTCAACAAGGCCATGCTTCGCGGAATCTCCGCGGGATTCGGGGTCTTGTACAACAACCTTGCCAACGACCTGGAGAACGTCAATTTCTCCAGCATCCGCCAGGGCACGCTCGACGAGCGTGAGCACTGGAAGGAAATGCAGGAGTGGCTGATCGAGGAGCTGATCGAGCCCGTGTTTGAGGCCTGGCTGCCGCATGCGCTGCTGTCGGGGCGCATCCTGGTCAAGGGCAGGCCCCTGAAGCCCGAGCGCCTGCGCCGCTATGAAGCCGTGGTCTGGCAGCCCCGGCGGTGGGCCTGGATCGACCCGCAGGCAGACATCGAGGCGGCGATCACGTCCAAGAACCACATGCTGACCTCGCCAGGCCAGATCATCCGCGAGCAAGGCCGAGATCCGTCGGATGTCTGGCGTGAGTTCTCCCGCGACATCGAGGAAATGAGGGCGGCCGGTATTCCGGACGAGTTCATCAAGGCTGCCATCCTGGACAAGAACCTGCAGGCCAGCGTAATGGCCTCGCAACAGAAGGAACCCAGTCATGACACGACAGACCGCACCGACCAGCGATGAGCCGACTGCGCGTCGAGCAGGGCGCGCCACGCTGGCCGACATCCAGGCGCGAGACGGCGCCCGGGCCTTCCGATCGGCCGAGGTCGGGGCTATCGATGCGGCGGCGCGCACAGTGCAGCTCGCGTTCTCGAGCGAGGCCGAGGTCGAGCGCTGGTTCGGTTTCGAGATATTGAGTCACGACCCCGATGCCGTTGTGACGACGCGCCTCTCGGATGGCGCGGCACTGCTCCTGGAGCATGACCGCGACAGGCAGATCGGGATCGTGGAATCCGTTTCCATCGGTGCGGACCGGCGGGGCCGGGCCGTGGTGCGCTTTGGCAAGGGCGCCCTGGCCGAGGAAGTTTTCCAAGACGTGATTGACGGCATCCGCCGCCATGTCTCGGTGGGGTACCGCATCCATGCGGCAAAGCTCATCGAGGAGCGCGACGATGGCGATGTCTGGCGCATCACGAAATGGGAGCCCATCGAAATTTCCATCGTTTCCGTGCCGGCAGACCACAGCGTGGGCGTCGGTCGCGCGATGGATGTGGACAAAACCCCCGGGCTGCTGCCCGAAAAACGACACGAGATCATGAAAGAGAACAACACCCAGGCTGCGCCGGCTGAGACCGCGTCCGACAAGCAGCCTGCCGCCCATGCATCGGCAGCCCAGCCTGCCGCCGAAGACCAGGCCACGGCCCGTGGCTGGGAAAATGAACGAGCCCGGGCACGAACCATTGCCGAGCTGGGCGAGATGTACCACGCACCTGAGCTGGCGCGTGACGCCATTGCACAGGGCACGAGCGTTCCGGCGTTTCGCAGCGAGCTGCTGCGCCGGATCGAGCAGCGCGCCAGCAAGCCGCTTTCCGACCAGGTGCGAGCAGCTGACATCGGCATGACCGAGCGCGAGATCCGCAACTACCGATTCCTCAACGTGGTGCGGGCGCTCGCCGAGCCGACCAATCGCCGGCTGCAAGAGGAAGCGGCTTTCGAGTTTGAGGCCAGCCGTGCTGCCGCCGAACGCGCCGGGCGCAACCCCGAGGGCGTGATGATCCCGGCCGACGTGCTGACTCGCGCGCTCAACACCAGCACCACTGGCAGCGCCAGCGGTGACACTGGCGGCCACCTGATTGCCAACACCCTGATGGCATCGAGCTTCATCGACCTGCTGCGCAACCGCTCGACGATCCTGCAGCTGTCCACCGCCATCGGCGGACTGACTGGCAACATCGACATTCCGCGCCAGAACTTGGGCGGCCAGGGCTACTGGGTGGGCGAGGACGAGGACGCCGGCCAGGCAAACCAGGACTTCGGCCAGATCCCGGGCTCGCCGAAGACGGTGGCGGCCTACAGCGAGATCACCCGCCGCATGCTCAAGCAGTCGTCGCTGGACGTTGAGGCGCTGGTGCGCTCGGATCTGACCGCTGCCCTCGCGCTCACGATCGACAAGGCGGGCTACTACGGCAGCGGTACCGACAAGCAGCCGCGCGGCATTGCCAGCCAGACGGGGCTCAACGCGGTTCAGTTCAAAGCGGACAATCCCTCGTTTGCCGAGCTGGTGGCCATGGAGACCAAGATCTCTCAGGGCAACGCCGACGTGCTGTCGATGGCCTACGTGGCCAATGCGGGTTTCCGTGGGCACGCCAAGACCACCCTGAAATTCGAGGGCGTGAGCGGCACGATCTGGGAGCCCGGCAACACGGTCAATGGGTACCGGACCGAGATCACGAACCAGATCAACGCCGGCGACGTGTTCATGGGCAACTTCGCCGACCTGGTGGTGCTGATGTGGGGTGGCATGGAGCTGAATGTCGACCCCTACAGCAACTCCAAGAGCGGTCGGCTGCGCATCATCACGTTCCAGGACATCGACCTGGTGGTGCGCCGCACCGAGTCGTTCTGCCTGGGCCGCAAGAGCTGAGGCAAGATGCCGCCCGGCGGCACGACTGCCGGGCGGTCCTGAACAAGGAGAATGACATGGAAGAACAAGTCGTCATCGAAGTGACCTCGGCAATCGTGATTGAAGGCCTGGTCGTGCCGCCTGGTCAGACCGTGGAGGTTCTGGCCTCAGACGCTCGCATGCTGATTGCCCAGGGCAAGGCTGTGCGCGTGGAGAACTCCAAGCAGGACACGGAGTCGGCCAGCAATGCCGAACCGGAGGAAAGCGCCTCGGAGACTGCGGCGCCCAAGGCGCGGACCGGCAAGGCCCGCTGAATAGGGCGAGCAGATGCCGCAACACGCCTGGGAAGACCTCGACACTTTCCTGCAGGTGGACGAGTTCGCCACATGGGCCACTGTGCGCCTGCAGGCAGGCGCCGAGCGCCGCATCCGTGGCATATTCGATGATCCGTACCTGAATGCGGAGCTGGGCGAGTACGAACTGGACAGCACTCGCCCGCGCCTGACCTGCCGCTGGGCAGATGTGCGCGACGTGACCCGGGGCGATGTCGTCGAGATCGACGGCACCACCTACGACGTGATGACCAACGCCCAGCCTGACGGCACCGGCATGGGGCTGCTCGCACTGGCGGAGCAGCGCGCATGATCGAGCTGACCATCGACACCAAGGGGTTGGAGGGCATCATCGATGAGCTGGGTGCCATGCCCCAGCAGGTACAGGTGGCCATGCGCTCGACGCTCACCAAGATGGCCGGCTGGGTGCGCACGCGCTCGACGCGCGGCCTCTCAAAGGGGCTGGCGCTGCAGCAGAAGATCGTCCGCCGGCGCCTGAAAGTGGCGCGCTTGCGGCGAACGCCGCGCGGCGCCGAGGTGCCGATCTGGTACGGCCTCAACCCCGTGGGCCTCATCCGGCTGCAGGCCCGCCAGAACCGCCAGGGCGTGCGCGCCTACGGCGGCCGCCAGGTGCAATCTGGCTTCATCCGCCGGGGCAAGGGAGGGAAGCTGCACGTCTTCAAGCGTGAGGGCAAAGCACGGCTGCCCATCAAGAGCCAGAAGGTCGAGATCGCAGACCCTGGCAGCGACTACCTCCGGGATGATCTGATCGAGAGCGCCGAGTTTCGCGCGCGATTCCTGCAGGTCTTTGAACACGAGCTGACATGGCGAATGCGCAAACAGTGACCACCATTGAGGCCGTCCACGAGGGCATCATTGCAGCCATCCGGCAGCGATTTCCCGAGCTGCTGACGGTCGAAGCCTACCGGATGGACAGGAAGAACCTGCCCGTACCCGCGTGCCTGGTGGAGCTGACCGAGATGGAGGGCGCCGACGACTTGGACCCGGGTACCGGACAGCTGGCCGTCAACGCGCGCTTTGAGGCGCGCTTCGTGCTGGGCTTTCGCCAGGGGAGCCGGAACCCGAAGATGGAAGTGCGGCGCCTAGCTGCCGAATTCATGGCCTGGGCGCGCCTGCAGCGCTGGGGCTGTCCGGTGGGGCCGGCTATGGTGATCGGCGCATGGCCTGACGAGTTCGATCCTGAACTGGACCAGTACGAATGCTGGCGCACCGAGTGGCAGCAGGTGATCCACCTGGGCGCATCCGACTGGACCGACGACGGCACCACGCCCACGGATCCGGCCGTGTCGTTTGCGCCCGAAGTCGGCGCCGACCACGAGGCCGACTACCTGCACTTGGACAGGGGGGCGCCCTGGTGAACGCCTACGCCCTGGCTGAGATTGAGCGGCTGCTGGCCAACCTGATCCGCGTCGGTACCGTGGCCGCCCTCGATGCGGCGACTGCGCGGGTGACGGTCGATGTCGGGGGGCTCACCACCGACTGGCTGCCGTGGATTACCGGGCGTGCCGGTGCCACGCGCACCTGGTCGGCGCCGCGTCCCGGCGAGCAGGTGATGGTGCTGGCACCCTACGGGGATCTGGCCCAGGCCGTCGTGCTGCCGGCCCTCTACCAGGACGCGCGCCCGGCGCCGGCTGCCAGCCAGGACATCGAGCGCATCACTTACCCGGATGGCAGCACGGTCGATTACGACAGCGCCCAGGGGCAGCTGACCGTCACAGTGGCGGCCGCCGGGCGCGTCATCGTCAACTGCCAGACGGCCACCATCAACGCGGCCGATTCCGTGACGCTGGCCGCGCCCCAGACCACCTGTACTGGAGCGCTGACGGTGCAGGGGCCGCTCACCTGGCTGGCCGGCATGACCGGCTCGGGCGACGCTGCCATCGCCGGCAACGTGGCGGTAGCCGGCGGGCTCTCCAACAACGGCACCAACGTAGGCGCCGGGCACCGACACAGCGGCGTCGAGCAGGGCAAGGACACGAGCGGCCCGGTGCTCTGAAGCCTCGGCCCGATCGGGTTTCTGGTGGCTGATGGCCCCTCATTTTTTGGTGGAAAACCGGAAATCGTCGGTTTTGGGGAGGGCGACACGGCGGCCGCCGTGCCTGTGCGCAACGCCAGCGGCGCCCTTGGCACAACCACAAGTGGAAGTGCCCCTGCACGCTGGATATTGTCCCGCCCATGAACGGGACCAGCTCCACTACAGGCCGCCGCCTGGGCGGCATCGATCACCTGCGCCAGAGCGTGCGCGACATCCTCGCCACGCCGCTGGGCAGCCGGGTGATGCGCCGCGACTACGGCAGCCGCCTCTTCGCGCTCATCGATGCGCCGATGAACCGGGGCACACTGGTGCAGATCTACGCCGCTGTCATTGAGGCGCTTCAGCGCTGGGAGAGCCGCATCGTCGTCGAGCGTGTCACGGCCAGTCGTGCTGCCCCGGGTTCCATCACGCTGGACATCCGGGGCACGTACCTGCCCGAGGGGCGCCCGATCCTTCTGGACGGTATCGAGGTGCGCCGATGATCACCAATGCCTTCTCGCAGATCGATCTGTCGCGGCTGGCAGCGCCCGATGTGGTCGAGGCGCTCGACTTCGAAGCGATCCTGGCTGAGATGCTCGCGGACCTGCGGGGGCGTGACAGCGCGTTCACCGCGCTCACTGAGGCTGATCCCGCCTACAAGATCCTGGAGGTGGCCGCGTACCGCGAACTGCTCATCCGTCAGCGGATCAACGAGGCGGCGCGCAGCGTCATGCTGGCCTACGCCGCTGGTGCTGACCTGGATCAGATCGCCGCCAATTTTGGCGTGGCGCGCCTGCTGATCCGCCCGGCCGATGACCGGACTATCCCGCCCACACCGGCCGTCTACGAGACCGACGAGGAACTGCGCAACCGCGTGACCCTCTCGCTGGAGGGGTATACCGCCGCCGGCAGCCGGGGCAGCTACGTGTATCACGCGCTCTCGGCCAGCGGCGACGTGAAGGATGTAGCCGTCGACAGCCTCACGCCCGGCACCGTCAATGTGGCCGTGCTCACCCGTACCGGCACGGGTGGCGGCGCAGACAGCGAGGCCACGCGCCAGGCTGTCGTCAATGCACTCAACGCCGAGGAGGTCCGGCCGCTGTGCGACACCGTCGATGTGCGGCTGGCGCAGATCATCGAATACCGCATCGAGGCCGTGCTGACCGTGTTTGCGGGCGCCGGCCAGGCCGAGGTGCTGGCGGCCGCCCGTGCGGCTGCTGCACGCTACGCCGAGGAGCAGCATCGCCTGGGGCGCGACATCACGCGCAGCGGCGTCTTTGCCGCGCTGCATCAGCCTGGCGTCCAGAACGTCTCGCTCATCGCGCCTGCTGCCGACCAGGTCGTCGCCTGGAACCAGGCGCCGCACTGCAACGGCATCACCGTGACCATCGGAGGCGTCGGTGACTGATCCCGTCCGGAATGCGCCGGTGCCACCGCATCGGTCGCTGCTGCCGCCCAATGCCACGCCCCAGGAGCGCGCCCTGGAAGGCGCCACCGAGCGTGCTGCCAGCGTGCCGGTGCCGCTGCGCGAGACCTGGAACCCTGAGACCTGCCCGGCCGCGCTGCTGCCGTGGCTGGCCTGGGCATTCAGCATCGATGAGTGGCGCGAGGATTGGAGTGAGGAAGCGAAGCGCGCATCGATCCGTGATGCCGTGATGATCCACCGTCGCAAGGGTACCGTGTGGGCCATCAAGCGCGTGCTGGCCAATGCAGGCTATGGCGATGCGCGCCTCATCGAGGGCAACAGCGGCATTCGCTACGACGGGTCGTTCCGCCACGATGGCGTGCACACCTATGGCGACCCGAAAGGCTGGGCCCGGTACGCCTTCAACATGTCACGCCCGATCACGCGCGCCCAGGGTGAAGCCATCCGCAAGATGCTGCTGGCCACCGCTCCGGCACGCTGCCACCTGCTGGACCTCTATTTCACCGACGCCCGCTTCTACGACGGGCAGTACCGCTATAACGGCGAGTTCAACCACGGAGCTGCATAAATGGCCACGCTGCCAGAAGAGTCGAAGTTTGACGACGGCGTCTACCAGATCGAGCTGACCGATTCGGTCGTCGGTGGACCCAACGGGATATCAAACGCGCCGATGCGCAACCTGGCCAACCGCACGCGCTGGCTGAAGGACCAGGTGGCTGAGCTGATCAAGGCCCTGCAGGGCAAGGCGCCGGCTGAGCACGTGGGCGCTGGCGGCAATGCGCACGCCGTGGCCACCCGAAGCGCAGCGGGCTTCATGTCGGCGGATGACAAGGCCAAGCTGGACGGCGTGACCGCTGGCGCACAACCCAATGCCGTGACCACGGTGGCCGGCAGGACCGGAGCGGTGACACTGACGGCATCCGACGTCTCCGGCGTCGTGCCTGCTACTGGAGGCACCTTCTCCGGCCGGATCTATGCGGCCCTGGCCGATTTTGCGGATCCGAACGATACGTCTGTCATGACCGCCGCATGGATGAAGAAGTACGGCGTGCGCTCGGTCGCCGGCCGCGTTGGCGCGGTAACACTGACCGTTTCGGATGTGAAGGGCGCAGCCCCGAGTGCCAGCCCAACGTTTTCCGGGACGATCGGTATCGAGGCCGGAACCATCGTCGACTTCAATCACCAGAACGGCGCGACGGTCTACGTGCCGGCCAAGAGGGTCGGGGACATCACGGCGCCCGAGGCCGTGTCGAAGTACGGGCTGACCGACTATGCAGCTCCAAAGGTCTCGCCCTCCATCACGGGCGGCATGACTGTATACGGAGGCACGACGGTCTATGGCGGTGCAACGTTCTCGGGGACGGCGAACGTGACCGCGCCGCGCCCTGCCAATAACGACGACAGTTTCAAGGTAGCGACAACCAACTGGGTCCGCCAGGCCATGGTCAACATCTTCGAGGCCGCAGGCTTCAGGATCGAGACGCGCAAGAGCGTTACACCAGGAACATTTGCCAGTCCGCCGCGTCCCATCCAGTCATCGAATGGAGACTGTGGAATGATCGCGCTGCCGTCATTCCTGGGCGGACTGAAGTTTGTCTGGGTGAACTGTTCCGTCAACAGGCATACGGGCTGGCGGGAGGTGATGTGGATCAGGCCGATGAACGAGGTGTTCACGGGTGGGGCGTCCGCATTCGCAGTCAACGATCACGCCGTCAGCATCCATCCGCTGCCGAATTGTGTGCGGCTCAGTGCTTTCCATAGGCTTGACTCCGTTACGGACAACGAATCAGTGGGCGTCTACGCCTGGGCCATCGGCCGCTGAGGCGCCTCACGCTGGCGATCGGAGGCCAGGGTGTCATCTGCCATAGGCCTCAGATGTTGCCGATCACGCCGCCCGCCGGGCGGCTTTTGCATGTGCACAACCACCAGTGGAAGCCTGCTGATAGGCGGATGCACAGTCGAAACTTTCTGCCGCTGGCCAGCCGGCCAGGGCGTCTTTGAGGGCAATCCATGTCTGAAAACTTCCTGCACGGCGTCGAGGTACTGGAAATCGATACAGGCCCGCGCCCGATCTCGACGGTGCGATCGTCCGTGATCGGCATCGTGGGCACCGCGCCGCTGGCCGATGAAGAAGCATTTCCGCTCAACACCCCTGTGCTGATCGCCGGCAGCCTCCGGGAGGCCGCCAAGCTCAAGTCCAAGGAGGACACTGAGAACAAGGGCGAGGGCACGCTGCCTGGCGCCCTGGACTCGATCTTTGACCAGGCCGGCGCAGTCGTCGTGGTCATCCGTGTGGCCAAGGGCGACACCGACACCGAAACCACCGCCAACGTCATCGGCGGCGTCAATGCCTCCAACGGCAACTACGAGGGCGTCAAGGCCCTGCTGGGCGCGGAATCCAAGCTGGGCGTGGTTCCGCGCATCCTGGTGGCTCCGGGCTTCACCCACCAGCGCGATAGCGCGGCCAATGCCGTCGTGGCCGAGCTGAAGGGCATTGCCCAGCGTCTGCGCGCCGTGGTCATCGCCGACGGCCCCAACACGACCGATGAGGCCGCCAAGACGTATGCCGGGGACTTCGGCGACGCTCGCATCTACGTGGTCGATCCCTGGGTGCTCAAGCTCGACGACAAGGGCAAGACCGTGGCGGCCCCGGCAAGCCCCTGCGTGGCAGGCCTGCTCGCTCGCATCGACAACGACGAGGGCTTCTGGGTCTCGCCCTCGAATCACGAGATCAGCGGCATCGTGGGTACTGCGCGGCCGGTCGATTTCACGCTGGGCGACAGCAACGCGCGCGCCAACCTGCTCAACGAGAAGAAGATCGCCACCATCGTGCGCCAGGACGGCTACCGGCTCTGGGGCAATCGCACGCTTTCATCCGATCCCAAGTGGGCGTTCCTGTGCGTGCGTCGCACGGCCGACATGATCAACGAATCGCTGCTGCGCGCGCACCTCTGGGCCGTGGACAAGGGCATCACGAAAACCTACCTGGAGGACGTGACCGAAGGGGTGAACGCATACCTGCGCAACCTGACGGCCAAGGGCGCCATCATCGGTGGAAGCTGCTGGGCCGATCCCGAGCTGAACACTGCCGACCAGATCGCCCAGGGCAAGGTCTACTTCGACTTTGACTTCACCCCCGTCTACCCGGCTGAGCACATCACGTTCCGCAGCCACCTCACCAACAAATACCTGACGGAGCTGTTCTGATGGCTGCCCGCGATGTACGCAAGAACTTTAACCTCTTCGTCGACGGCAAGGGATACGCCGGCCAGGTCGAAGAGTTCACGCCCCCGAAGCTGACGCTGAAAACGGAAGAATTCCGGGGCGGCGGCATGGATGGCCCTATCGAGCTGACGATGGGCCTGGAAAAGCTCGAAGCGAGCTTCTCGCTGATCGCCTATGACCGCGAGGTTCTGAAGCACTTTGATGTCCGCGAAGGCGCGGTGCTGCCGCTCACGCTGCGCGAGGCGCTGGAATCGTTCGACGGCGCAGTCACGCCCGTGGTGCATTCCATGCGCGGCAAGATCCGCGAGATCGATGCCGGCACGGTCAAGCCCGGTGACAAGGTGGGCCTGAAGATCACCGTGGCGCTGACCTACTACAAGCTGCAGCACGGCAAGGACGTGGTGCATGAGATCGACATGGAGAACATGGTGCGTGTCATCAACGGCACGGACTCCATGGCCAGCACCAGGGCTGCGCTCGGGATGTGACGCTCGGGGTGAATTGACGACATGGCCGGCTACTGCCGGCCTTTTCTTCCTGCCCTTTTCCGGGCGGGGAATACAACCAGGACAACAGCATGGCAAAGAAAGTGGAGCCGATCGACGCCGGCTATGTGGACATTGAGCTGTCGCGCCCCATCGAGATCGATGGCGTGCAGGTGACGACGCTACGGATGCGGGAGCCTACGGTGGCGGATCAGCTTATCCTGGAAGACATGAAGGGTAGCGACGCCGCCAAGGAAGTGGCGCTGGTTGCGAACCTGTGCGAAGTGACGCCGGACGACATCAAGCGACTGACGCTGCGCGACTATCGCAAGGTGCAGAAGGCCTTTTCGGGTTTTACCGCCTGACCAGCGATTACGTGCGCGCGGGCGCGCTGGCGCTCGCGTCGCACACGGGCTGGTCGTGCGCGGAGATTCTGGCCATGCGAACAGAACGTTTCGTGTGGTGGCTGGAAGGACTGCCGCGCGAGAAGGACTGAGCGGGCGTTCCTGCAACGCACGCTGACACGAGACGGAGCGCTACTCGATGATATCCAACAGCTCGGTGACGCTGGTAATTGGCGCCGCCATGTCGGCCACATTCCTGGGAACGACAGGGCGGGCCAAGTCCCATATCAATCGCCTGGGCGAAGACATTGCGCGCCTGCGACGCGAGCAGCGCGCGCTGACCGGCGGCCGCCTTTCTGGTGGCGGCCGAGGCGCACTGGTCACCCAAGAGGTCGGTCAGCTGATGCAAAAGATCGATCAGCTGGAGGTCCGAAAACAGCGCCTGGAAAAGTCCTTCGAGAGGATGTCCAGCGGCAAGGAGATGATGGGCGGCGCCCTCAAGAGTATCGGTGCGATGTGGGCTGGAAGTCAGCTTTTTCTGAAGCCGATCCAGGCGGCCAGCGCCTTCGAGGACGCCATGCTGGGGGTGGCCAAGCAGATGGATGGTGCTCGCGACGCTCAGGGAAACCTCACGCCAGAGTTCTTCCAGATGAGAGACGCCATCCAGGCAATGGGCCGGGAAATCCCAATGGCCACGAACGAGCTTGCCGAGATGACGGCGGCTGGCCTGCGCATGGGCGTTGCCAAGAACGAGGTGCTGGGCTTTGTCAGAACGTCAGCCATGATGGCGACGGCATTCGAGATGCCCGCAGGCGAGCTGGCCGAGCAGATGGGCAAGGTGGCAAAGGTCTACGGCATCCCGACAGAGCGGATCGGCGACCTGGCCGATTCCATCAACTACCTCGACGACAACGCGATCTCCAAGGGGGGGGACATCATCAATGTGCTGCAGCGTATCGGCGGCACGGCCTCGATGCTGGGCATGTCGGCCAAGGATGCGGCGGCACTTGGTTCGACCTTCCTGACGCTGGGCGCTAGCGCCGAGGTGGCGGCCACGGCGTCGAATGCCGTGATGCGTGAGCTGTCGACGGCAGCATCACAGGGCGACAAGTTCAAGAGCGCGCTCGGCGCGGATGGTCTGAATCTTGGCATGACGCCTGAGAAGCTGCAGTCTGAAATGGCGCGGGACGCTACCGGCACCATCATCCAGGTTCTGGAGGCGCTGAATCAATTGCCGAAAGAAACGCGGCTGACCATTGCCACGCAGATGTTTGGCAAGGAATACGGTGACGACGTGGCTAAGCTCGCCGCTGGAGCGAATGAATACAAGAAGCAGCTCCAGCTCGCCAGGAGCGCGGAGGCCAAGGGGAGCATGGCACGTGAGGCCGCAGCCAGGGACAAGACCGCTTCGGCCCAGTGGCAATTGCTGAAGAACCGCATGAAGGAGACGATGGTAACTATCGGCGATCAATTGATGCCGGTGGCACTTGAATTCATGGAGAGCATGCGTAATGTGTTGGGCGACCTGACGGCATTTGCCAAGAATTACGGCGGGCTGTTAAAGAATCTCTTCTGGCTGGCATCTAAGGCCGTTGGGATGTTTGTCGTTGCCAAGATCGCCATGCTGGGCCTTGGGGCTGTAAAATATGTTATTGGGTCGGTTTCATCCGGCTATCAGATGTTCAGAGAAAATCTTGTTCGGGCAGGCGATGCACTGGAAGTGCAGAGCACGAGAACAAGAAAGAACGTCGGCCTGATGAAGCGCGCAAGCGGCGAGCTGAGAGGAGTGGGCGCCGACATGGCGCGAGTTGGCCGGGGGCTTGGTGGCGCGGCGCAGCGGGTGCGTCGTAGCATGCTGGCTTTTGCTCGCGCCAATCCGTTCAGCGTATTCATGGCAGCTTCTGCTACTTTTGTATATCTGGCTTACAGGCGTTGGGACTCGATCTTGCAATTTTTCCAAGAACGGTTTCCCGTCGTTGGGGAAAAACTGGCGAAACTCGGGGAGTTGTTTTCTGATGCCGGTGATTCCGCGCTGGAAATGGGGGGCATGGCGATGATGGCCATGCCACTGCTGTCCGCTCCGGTGGGCAAGCTGGGAGCACTTGGAAAGAGTCTCCATGCCCTGGGGGGCAAGTTCGTGTCGCTGGGCAAGCTGGTGGCAGCGCACCCCCTGTTGCTCGCCGTCGGTCTGCTCGCCACGGCTGCGTTCCTGGTCTACAAGAACTGGGGGCCAATCAAGACATTCTTCGGTGACCTGTGGGACCGCATCAGCCAGAAGATAGGCGACACCATTGATTGGCTGAAGGAGGTCTTCGGGAAGTTCCGCGACTGGATGGCGCCCTGGGTGGACAGCGCAGTCTCGGCTTTCGGGCTGTTGCGCGATGGCGTGGGCAAGGTCTTTGATTGGATCGACGAGAAGCTCGGCAAGATCATGGAGGGCGTCCAGAAAGCCTCTGCCTGGGTAGAAGAGAAGATGGCGCCCGCCAAGGAGGCCTACTGGTCCGTGCGAACGGGCCTGAGTGATGGCATCGAAGGGCTGGCGAACTTGGTATCGGGCACTGAACGTGCTCGGGTCGACGCGCCGGTGCTGCCTGCGCGGGCGCTGCCGTCTGTCGCAGGGCGCGTCCAAGCTGCCCAGCAGAATACCGTGACGATCAATGTCAATCAGCAACCGGGAGAAAGCGGTGAGGCGCTTGCCCAGCGGATCGCACAAGTCCAGGCTCGCGCGCTTGCCGTGCGCAATCGGGGAGGCCTATATGATCATGCAGTCGCTTATTGAGGTCGGCGAGGCTGCATGCCGGTTTTTGGCGGAAGGTGTGATGTTGTTCATGCGCGACCTGATGCCTGATAAGGGATACTCGGGGCACTGGACTCGCGGAGCGTGCTCATGGGCGACCGGCAACCCACAGACGATAATCCAAATGGCCTCTCCCGCTTCGAGCGAGCGGATAGGATTCAACGGAGGATATCTTTCATCGCCCATGCAATTCTTGCACTCGTTCTGGCTTACTTCGTTTGTGCGCTCAAAGCCGATTACGACGAGAGCATGGCGGTCATTGAGGCATGCAAACACAACCAGACATGGAAGTGCATGCGCGAAGCCAGAGAAGCGCATCGACAAGACCATCGATAGGTCGTCTAGGGGGAAGGCATGAACGGCCACGCCCTGGCAACCCCCATCATGATGCAGCTCGGCGCCTTCCAGTTCGGCATCAACACCGCCGCCTACCAGGGACTGTCGCGCTCGGACGAGTGGCGCTGGCCTGACCAGGAGCGCTTCGGCCAGGCCCCGGCCCTGCAGTACACCGGCCCCGGCGCCACCACCATCACTCTCGACGGCATCCTGTACCCCGAATGGCGCGGCGGCCTGGGCCAGCTCGATGCCATGCGCGCCGAAGCCGGCCGGGGTAAACCGCTGGTGCTGGTCGACGGCCGTGGCCAGGCGCTGGGCATGTGGGTCATCGAGCGCGTGGACGAAAGCCAGAGCATCTTCGCTGCCGGGGGCGTGGCGCGCCGCATCGAGTTCACTCTGCAGCTCAAGCGCTTCTCGGCCCGCGTCGCCGGCCCTGTGCCCCGACTGCCACCGCTGCCAAAGCCTGCCAGCACTCCGGCCGCTGGCGCCGATGCCGTGGCCCAGGCGCGTGCCGTCGCGGCCAACACGGCCACGTCTGCCGGCAGCGTGGCCAGCACTGCCGCCGGCGCCTGGCAGAGCCTGCAGCGGGCCGTCTCGCCGGCTGCTGCCTGGATCCGGGAGGCTGCCGGCGCAGCCCAGCGCGTGGCCGAGACAGCTGGCCAGCTGCAGGGCGAAGCCCGGGCCGCCATCGAGGCGCTGCAGGGCGTTCCTGGCACCGGCCGGGCGCTGGACACGGCCCGCCGCCTGGTAGACCGCGCCGGACGGTTTCGCGCTCGCGCCAGCAGCGCCTCGGACATCCTGCAGCGCTCCGTGCGCCACCTGGACGACACGCCTACCGAGGCCGCTGCCGCTGTGCTCTCGGCGCTGGCCAGCAGCAATCGGCTGGGCGCCACCTGCCGACAGCTCGCACGCGACGCCGCCCGCATCATCGAGGGCAAACAGCCATGACCGCCACCTACCTGACCCGCGAGGGCGACACGGTCGATGCCGTGGCCTGGCGCCACTACGGCACAACCGACGGCCGCGTCGTCGAGGCCGTGCTGTCCGAAAACCCGGGCTTGGCCGCCCTGGGCGCGCTGCTGCCCGCCGGCACCGAGATCCGGATGCCCGACATCGAGCCGGCCACCGACGCCCAGGGGCTGCGGCTGTGGGACTGACGCCCGCCCGCCAGGCGCCCGGCGCCCGTCCTGGTGCGGCCCGGCCCGGCCAAGCCGCCCAGCCCGTGCGTCCCCAGTACCGGCTGCCGGGCGCACGCGCCGACCTCCCCGCCCCCCCCGCCCCCCCGC